AATCAGCAGGTAAATCATAATCATCATCCGCACCAGCAGCAGCATAAGCATCAGCAGCAGCATCAGCAGCAGCAGCAGCATAAGCAGCATAAGCAGCATAAGCAGCAGCAGCAGCAGCATCAGCAGCAGCAGCAGCAGCAGCATAAGCAGCATAAGCACGTTTTTCAATTAATTTATCCAATGAGATATGACCCGAAATAAATAATTTAGCTGCTTCAATTGCTTCCCTGGGTGCTTTATTATCAGGATATTTTTTCTCATATATTGGCAAAACTATTTCAGCGACATCAATTGCAATCTGTTGATTCTGTTCTTTTTTTAGATCACATTTCCGGCAGACAAACCAATATTTATCTTTCAAAGGAATTTCTGAATTGATTAAATCTTCAATTGTGAAGGATTCATTTTTCATAAAAGATAAAGAAAGTGCCTTTTTTTTATCATAGCAACCTTTATTATCTAATCCTTCTTGTTGTGTGAATAATGTTTTCATGCTGGTTTGTATTTAGAGTTAAAAATTCCTTTTTGTAAATCTTCCCGATATAGGCAATAAGCGATAATATTTGTATAATATCTGGCTTTCTGCATATATGTAGGAAAATATTGTGTTGTTAAATTATCCTGCGCTAAATCCAAATAAGCATTACTTATTGTCATAGCCTGAAAGGCGATAGCAGTCCAATCAATCATGGTGTGATAGTTTTAGACCATAATAATATATTTGGTAATGTCATAGATAAAGGTAGTGATATCTTTACTTTATCTTAATATAAATGTACATTATTAAAATTATGGTTTGGGAGCCAACAGTCTTATCACTTCTCTAGCAAGCTGTAATTCCTCATACATCCATATCATGAATAATACATTAAGTACCAGACAGAATATAATAAACAGTTTAAGTAGTAATATCGTATAGTCACGTCTTTGATCCCCTTTCTTCTGCTAAAAATCTCTCAAGGAATTTTTGCAATGCTTGTTTTTCTCTTTTATCTTGATATCCTGTTATTTCATCAACCAAAGCAATGATCCCGACTTTAGCAACAGCTCTAATAATCATCTCTGCCTGTTCAGCATATATTTGTTGGCTTTCCTTCAAAACCCCGGCTCTATTTAAACCTATTAATGCATCACAAAGGTCTATTAACTTCGTTGCTTCATAACCATAAGTTATTGGCTGTGAACCGCCTGCGTCTATTCTCATAAATTTAATAGGCTCGGAAAGCCCGGCTATAATTTCTGGGTCTATCGCCTGAGAAATGGTCTTTGTATTAACGAATTTTTTAAGCCAATCGCCACTGCTTCCTTCATATCCAATAGCCTTTTGAATTGCCCTACCTGATAATACCCTTGTTCCATCTTCCAATACATAGCAAGGGGCTTCCGTATTTCCTAATTTTAATGGCGTTTTATCTGAACCATATTCGGCCTTTAAGATTTTTTCTTTCATATTGTTACAGCTTTTAAAATTGTTAAAGAAAAGACGTTTTTATTATCGCGGTTGTTATACCGAAAACAAAATTCATCAATGTACTTGTTAAGATGTTTTGCAGTTACATAATGGAACTGACCTATAACACCACGTTTTAAAAGGCTCCAAAAGCCCTCTAATGTATTCGTATGACAGAAGTGAAAACCGGCGTCACATAATTCGAGCTTCCCTTTATCAACATATTTCTTGCCAAGTTCATATTGAAAACCACGACATTGCATATTTTTATCGGTGATTTTATATCCTTTTATAATTTTCATATAGGTTTATATTTAGAATTAAAAATTCCTTTTTGTAAATCTTCCCGATAGAGACAATAAGCAACAATGCGGCTATAATAACGGGCTTTTATCATATATCCAGGAAAATATTGTGTTGTTAAATTATCATGCGCTAAATCCAGATAAGTATTGCTCATTGTCATAGCCTGAAAGGCGATAGCAGTCCAATCAATCATGGTGTGATAGTTTTAGACCATAATAATATATTTTTATCTATTTCATTCTTGCATTCTTGAAGTGTACCGATAAATGAGCCATGTGCCCATTTAAAGCCTGATCCGTCATATATTTTATGAATAATGCAGCCTTTGTAATTGGTGAATATATCTTCCGTTAAACGATCTAAAATTTTATTTATTGATTCGTCTTTCATAATTGAGATTTTATTTTGGTTAAGATAATTCAAAATACTCGGCAGCTTTATCGCGACCTATAATGTCTAGTATTTCTTCTTTTCCCAAATATTCTATAATATCCTCTATAGCAATTTGATTTAATAGTTCAGGGATTTCTATACCTTCAATTTCTAAGAAAATTCGTGATCTGAATGTTGAAGTTGTATGAAGCGAATCACATTTTATTTCTATGTTCATGATTATTGTTTTGAAAGTTCAAGAAGGGTGGCTTTAGCAAAATCAATTGCTATTTGAGCCATTGTAATCTTGGCTGATTCATTATTTTCCGCAGCGATCTTATTTATGTGAGCCATAGTTGTAATATTAGAAATTAATGATTGCATTGCAGCCATTGTGAATGTTTCAAGTTTAGATAATCCTATATTGGATGCGTGTAAATGTTCAGAATATTCTTTTGGGTCCATAATTTTATCTTTTTGAAGTTAATAATTCCTTTGCACCCGGAATGATAATATAGCGAATCCCGAACACAAGAAAGGTGATTGCTAAAATGGCAGTTAAGCCGATTGAAGGTAATAACGAATAGTTCATGGTTTTATTGTTTATGATGTTTAGAATATTGTTTATAATGATGTTTGCAGTACCATTTCTGGTCAACCCATATGCTCGCCTTATGTTTGCATTGGCTGCATATAAAGTCCTCAAATTCGGCCTTAAAGGTGATCTCCTTAGTGAATCCGCAGCTGTCGGTATAGACGCGAACTATATGTTCTTGTTTAGGATTTGATATACTATACATTGTAGTGCCCATTGTGTCATCATTGTACTTTGTAATCCAGCGCTGAGCAAATAAGGATAAAGGCGACAGTAAAAAAAGCATCAAAACAGTTTTCATAATCCTTTTGATTTTAATTCGGTTATCAGTTCTTTTATGCTTTTCATTTTGTTTGTTTTTTGAGCCATTTAATTTCTACTGATTCAATTTTGCTTCTAAGATAATCGAGTTCTATGCTGATAGTCTGAAGCCGGGGTGGTTTTACATTTATGCCGAATTGAAAACCCACAATTAGATATTATTCGACCACATCCACACATTTGATAGTCAAAGGATTTTCTATTAATGGGCCGGTTTACCCATACATAATAGCCTTTTCTATAAGGTGATTCAATGAAGTATTTCCCATCCTGTATAATACCTTCCGGTTTTCTCTTTTTGAATTGCTGCGCTGTTTCTTGCATCATTTACCGGTATCCGTAGCCGGGACGGTTATTAAAAAAATTAAATCTTTATTTTGTGTTCTCCGTTACTCACTCTGGCAGCTCTTCGACGGGCAAAAGGACTGAAAACCATGCGAGCATGCCATTGCTCATATACGCCTCTTTCAGATATGCGCTGATCAATATTTTTATCAGTCATATATTCTATGCACCGAATGCGGGTATCAGTGCCAAAATTTTTATCCCATCCGTTTATATGTTCGATATGCATGTTTAAAAATGTGTTCATAGCTTGTTTCATTTTATATTGTTATCCGTAGCCGGGGGGGGCGGTTTAATTTTTTAATAACGTTCTGGTGCTACTTCAGACCCCAATAGCAATTCGAAATTGTTTTTTTCTCTTTCTCTAGGCGTGGCACCACACCAATCGGCAGAGAAACCATAGTTTTTGTTTACCCACGCATCAATATATAGAAGTAATATATCATCATATTCTATCATCATAGCCAAATAATGAGTAAAACCATTCTGCATAGTAACTGTAAAGAAAAAATGAGTATTTAAATTATCCCAGGTATTAGCGACCATTTTCATAGCTTGTTTATTTTGATAGATCAAAGATACGAAGCTTCGCAATATGATCCAAATAATATTTAGGATTTCGTGAAATATTTTTTATCCAGGACTATCATATAAGGACTAGATCTATGATCATAAAGTTTTTCATAGTGTTTAACACCTTCTATTTTTTTTCCCTTCAACATGTGGTCATGCAGAGTTCGCGCTTTTTTACCAGTTAATTCAGCCAATTCAGCCACCGTCACATATTTATCTGCTATTGCCATTATAATGATTTTACGCGAAGATAAAATAATTACGATTATTCGCAAAATAAATTTGGATAGTTCAAAAATATGTTTTACATTTGAATTGAAATGAGGGATTAACTCTTAGTATGTTTTTTGGGATACTAAACAAACACAAATTTTAGCCTGTTGTTTTTACTCCGGGCTTACTTTGAAAGTTCATTGAAATTATTATAAATCATTCCGCGACAATAGCTGCTGAAGCATTAGCTAACGGTCGGCGAAGATAGCGGGAGTTATTTATGGTTCTGCCCTTCTCCGGTTAAGGAAGTAGATTAAAGAAAATATACGCCATAATATTATTGCAGTTTATTAATTTGGGGTTAATATGTAAGAGTAGCCCTACATGTCAATGCGGGGCTTTATAGGGAATTAGTTCATTGGTAGAACGGCTGTTTTACATGCAGCATGCAATCTGTTCGATTCAGATATTGCCTACAGTTTATTATAAAAGAATAGATGATGGAATTGGTAGACATTAAAAGGTATATTTTTTAGCTTAAGTAAGGGTAACAGAGAAATCTGGGGAAAATGGTGGCAAACATACTTTAGCACCAAATCGACTAATATACTATTGCCAGGCAACATATGGTAACGCGCATATAATGCCTTTTTAGGTTCGAATCCTAAACTATTCACACTTATTGTAAAGGATTGTTTCTTGTTGTAAACTTGTGAATTTTTCTAACTGTGCATACCGGATATCTCTATATCTTGTTAAAATTTAAAATATGATCGAATTTATTATGGCTTTATTCAAGGAACATGGCAAAGGACATGGTTAAATTTATTAAAATTACTCTAGTTGGCATAGGGTTTTCCATAGGATATAGTTACCAAATAAGAGTCCCGGGTTGTTTAGCCTGGGATTTTTTATTTTTAGTTTATTCAGAAAATATTTGGTAATATCGATTTTACTTTGCAACTTTACAACGCGACACTACGTAAAAGATATTGGCAGCAATGCTGAGAAAACAAACCGCCCGTAGAGTCGCATCATACTTAGGCGGTTTTTTCTTTTTATATAACATATGCTACAATACACACAATCATCATTTACAAGCTCAAATTCGCCACCAAATACGGTTGGTGTGCCTTTCACCAGGGCGGCTTTAATGTGCGCGCAACGAACCGATAAACGGGGTTGGCAATCATTCATTCGCTTTAAATGACAGGACGGACGCAACACTTTCCTCTGTCAGCCATACGAACGAGGGTCCTAACTTCGACGCAATTCGGGTAGATAGCGAAGGTGTTTTCTTCTTTTTCCCTTAGGGTAGGGTAGTTTTTTACTTCTTAAACACCTTCGCTACCTTCCGCCTCCAAAGCCTTCATCTCTGCAATCAGTATCACATTAATTTAATATAAATATGATAAAGAAAACGATTAAAATCTATACAGACGGAGCAGCATTACCGACAAACCCAGGCCGGGGCGGTTGGTCATTTATAATCTTAGAAAACGGTCAAGAAATCGATAGAGACAGCGGAGGATTTAGATTTACCACTAATAATAGAATGGAGATATTAGCCATTTTAAATTCATTATATGCTTTAAATGAAGGATATAAAGATCATAAAATAATTATATTCTGTGATAGCACATATGTTGTAAATGGATGTAATATCTGGTCGCAAAATTGGATAAAAACTGGTGCCAGGAAAAGTAATATGGATTTATGGAAGCAAATAGTTGAATTAAAAAAAGAATATGATATTGAATTAAGATGGGTAAGGGGGCACAACGGGAATCATTATAACGAATTATGTGATGAACTGGCAAATAAAGCGGCCAATACGCCATATAATATTGCTGATATTATCTATGAAAAAGTAAAATATAATATTTAACAAAATGACTCAAAAACCCTACAAAGGCGACATATACCGGCCTCAATTGCCTACTTCTTGGGAAGACGGAATAGAGTACCCAAACCAGGTCATGATTCAAATTTGGGCCTTAAATGAGCAGGAAATGATATTGTTGGCAGAAAGCATGGAATATACTTATTCCTTTTTCACAATCACACAATATAGCTCTACCTGGGAGCCAGGATACAAAATTACTTCACCTGATATTTGTAATTAAAATCATATATTGAGTTGAATAATTTGGTTCGATAATTAATTTTTCATATATTTGAGTTAACTAAAATTATAGTTTTGGCAGCGGCAAAAGGAAATAAATATGCTGTAGGAGCTGATAGCGGAGTTAAAAAAGCTATTGAAACACCTGAAAAAATGTGGGAACTATTTCAGGCTTATGTTAAAAAAACAAAAGCTGATCCATTTCTTGTGCATGATTTTGTGGGAAAAGATGGAAAATCAGTATATCGTGAAAAAGAAAGGCCATTATCTTATGAAGGATTTTGTTGTTATTTATGGGATGAAAATATTATACTTAGACCGGATCATTACTTCATAAATTGGGAGGGTCGTTACGAAGAATTCGTAGGTATCTGCGCTCATATTAAGCAAGTTATAAGAAATAATCAGATTCAAGGTGGCCTCGTTGGAATCTTCAATCCATCGATTACACAGCGGTTAAATGGGCTAGTTGAAAAGGTAGAAAGTGACAATAAACATACGGTGAAAGGTGTGAATCTTATTTTTAATCCAGCAGAAGGATGTAAGCCATTGGGAGAAAAAGAGGCTGATGGATCAAAAGATAGTTAATTGCACGCCAGTATTCTATGCAAACCGGGATGCAATTTTGTCTGGCAAGCATAGGGTAATAGCTAATCAGGGAAGTACTAGAAGTAGTAAAACTTATAGTATATGTCAATTGCTTCCTACTATAGCGCTCGATCCCGGCGCTTACTTTCCAGGGATGAAGGATATAAGCATAACCATATGCAGCCCATCATTACCACATCTAAAACGTGGTGCACGTAGGGACTTCCTGGAAATAATGAACGATTGGGAATTATATGACGACAATGATTTCAATAAGACGGATCAAATATATAAATTCGGAAATAGTTTCATAGAGTTCTTTGGGGCAGAGGATAATGGGAAAGTCAGAGGCCCGGGCAGAGATATATTATATGTTAATGAGGCGAATCTTATTAATTATGATGTATACAAGCAAATGGCACTCCGGACAAAAAAAATGATCCTTATTGATTTTAACCCAGCTGATGAATATTCATGGGTATATGATATAGCCGATAAGCCAGGAAATCTGCTAATACATAGCACATATAAAAATAACCTGGGAAATCTTACGCCGGAGATTATCCAAGAAATAGAGGACTTAGAATTAGGGGATGAAAACCTTTGGCGTGTATTCGGATTAGGTTTAAGGGGCACCAGTAGCGAAACAATTTATACGCATTGGAAAATTGTAGATAACTTTCCACCCTGTGACAATGTATGTTTTGGACTGGATTTTGGTTTCAATCACCCGAATGCCATGATAAAAGTTGGATTATATGAGGGTGCGGTCTATGCTGAAGAGGTTTTATATGAACGGGGATTGACCAATAATGATCTGGCATATCTCATTAAAACCTCTGTAGGCATAAATAAGAGGACTTCAGTATATTGTGATACTGCCAGACCGGAATCCATTGAAGAAATAAATAGAGCCGGAGTGAATGCAAAGCCGGCTGATAAAGCGGTTTGGGAGGGCATAAAGTGCGTTAAACAACGTCCTTTATATGTTACCAGGAATAGTACGAACCTTATCAAAGAATTGAAATCTTATAAATGGAAGAAGGATAAAGATGGGAAAGTGTTAGAAGAACCGGTTAAATTTTATGATGACGCCTGTGATGCATTGAGATATGGCATTTATACCGGATTAAATAAACCTAAATTACAAGCATTCGCAATTTGAGATAGATGGCAAACATATTACAAAAGTTGTTCGCAAATAAGAAGGCAGTCAGCATTATACAATCGGCTCCTCCCGGCCAAATACAGCAGCTCTATCAGGCTGCTATTCGCTTTTTAGGGGGTCAGTTGGTACCTTACAATGTTGCAGATAGATCGGTATATATTGATCGGGGATATACATATAATGATATAGTATATAGTGTGGTGAAAATTATCCTAGATAAAGCAGCCGTTGCAGAATGGGCACCTTATCAGGTAGTAGATAAGAAGGCTTATGCTAAGAGCCGGGCCATCTTCAAAAATATGTCTACCGGCATTGGTGGGAACTATGAAGAAGCTAAATTTTACCAGGAAAAGGGCCTACAGCCTTATGAAAGCGACGAAGGACTGAACCGATTATTGAAATATCCCAATGAAAATGAAACATTTAACGAGCTTAATTTTGGCCTTTGGTGTTATAAATTATTGACGGGTGATTACTTTGAGGGAGGATGGGAAGATACAGCGTCCGGCGGTCTTAATCCTGGTGCGCCTCTGCAATTATTTGGTCTGCCGTCGCAATATATGCGGATTAAGACAGCCACCGCAACATTACCGCTAATCGCAGAATCTTATGAATTATATTTTGGATATGTCATTCCATTTACCCGGGCAAATATCCTTCATGAGAAGTACTTTAACCCAGAATGGGATAGTTATGGTATTCAGCTATATGGCCTTTCACCTCTGAAAGCATATCTGAAGCGCCTGCAACGCAATAATCTGGCTCAGACTCGCGGTGCAAAGGCTATGCAAAATGGGGGAGCGGATAATATAGTCTACTTGGATGACGATAAGATCATGCAGGATTTTGATCTATCAAAAGAGCAGATGGAAACCATGAAACGCACTTGGGATGCGGAGCAGGGTGGTGTGAATAATGCTGGTAAGGCAGTTTGGAGCCCTTATAAAGTGGGATCAACTCGGCTGACCTTATCACCCGTTGAACTAGATTTATTGGCCTCAGAGAAGTTTGATTTGGAAATGGCATGCCATTTATATGGGGTTCCTTACGCACTTTTCAGCAATGACGCCAGCACATATAACAATTTAACTGTAAGTGAAAGGGCGCTAACTACCCGATGCGCTTTACCTTTATTACTCGCCCGGGAATCATCTTTTAATCGAAAGTTACAAACGCTTCCAAAATATAAGTCTGGTAATATTATTATAGCACCTGATCTTACTTGTTACTCGGAGTTGGAGATAAACAAGAAGGAACAAGTTGATTGGGTGGAAAGATCATTATTGCCTATTTATAGGCGTTATGAGATAATGGGCGAAGAAAGGCCACCGGAAATGACTGATGAAGAATGGAATAGTATATTAGTGCCTTCCGGATTCAGTCTTTTGCAAGATTTATTCATGCAGCCGGGAAGCATTCAGAATGATGTGAATAACTTAGATGCCATTGGCGCAAATCCATACAGGCAAACAACATAACTTTATATAGCCACCACAAAAAGTAATTATCGGTAATAGCAAGTAGCTTCGCGTGGTGGCGGGCGAAAGCTATTACCATTTTAATTTAAACACATGGAAATAAACGATCTTGACCGGTTCCCTGGTAACAATATTCATTATACGGCAATCATTGGCCCGAATGTGGCAATGGGAACTGGTAATTATATCGGACCTTATTGTATCATAGGATATCCAGGTGAGCATAAGGCACTTTGGGGAACAGACAAAGGAGTCTTTATCGGCAATGATAATATTATAACCGGCGCCGTGACCATTGATTCCGGCATTCAGCGAACCACTACAATCAACAGCGGATGTTTCATAATGAAGCGGGCGCATATTGGCCATGATGCCATACTGCATAATGATGTGATAGTTTCCTGCAATGCAGTAATAGGAGGTCATGTAACGGTATATGAAGGGGTTAATATTGGACTTAATGTATGTATCCATCAATATCAGAATATAGGCAGATATTCTATGCTCGGAATGGGGACAATAGTTATAAAATCATCTATTATTGATGAATTTGGTACTTATGCTGGAGTACCAGCAAGATATTTACATCAGAATGAAAAAGGCATAGATTTATATTGTGGAACTCAAAGAGAAGAGGTAGCTATTCTTATGTTGTCTTATGAGCGCTTCGAAGTGATGGAACGGGTTATCAAACATAATCTTGCCAATGCCGGATGCAATGTTGATCTTTTTGTATGGGATAATGGAAGCAAAGATAAAAGAGTTACTGATCTGCTTTCTCAATATAAATATGAAATGATCTGCTCGCCGGATGGTGAAAACTGGGGTATAGCAAAGCCTTTCAATATTCTTATGCAACATGCTTATAAACTGGGATATAAGTACTTTCAGTTTATGGCAAACGATATATTGGAGCCTGAAGGCTGGATTAAACGAAAGATCGACTATATTAAAACAATACCGAATAGTGGTATGGTATCTATTTCACCACATACTACAATACCTTATATAGAGCAGTTCGATAGAGGCATTTCACATCATCCTGGTGACGTTATAGGGCAGTTTATGTTCACCCGGGAAGTATATGAGAAGGTTGGTTCATTCTATGAGGGATTCGGCAAATATGGACCTATAGACAATGATTATAATAACCGTTGCACCAAAGCTGGATTCATTAATTATTATATCCCTGATGCCAGTTCACAGCATATAGATGATAATGCAGTTCCGAATTTGTATGGCTATGATAAAACGACTGAATTGCAAAAATCCTGGCTGATACATCAAGAGCGATCTAAACTTCCTGATTATTATATAGCGCCTAATGAGGAATATATTATTAACATGGATCAATATTTCAAATGAAAATAAGTTATTATTATAGGCCCGGTGCCAGCTGTGATTATCATAGGATTGAACTTCCCATGAAATATATACAACCGATCTCTGCTGATCTTAATCAAGCTGATTTTAGCCTATTTTGTCGTGCACCCAGCATGCCTATTATGGATAAATATATTATTGACATTGATGATTATTGGTATTTATATCCACATCATTACATTTTCAATAGCTGGAATGCGCATAATACGCCCGTTATTTGGATAAAATATATGAAAGGGGCTGAACTAATAACGACTACTACTTCATTGCTCGCCGAAAAAATAGCCAGGATCAATAAGAATGTAGAAATCATTCCCAATGCGTTGCCATTCGGTGAAGATCAATTCCGAATAAGTAAATCACAATCAGACATTTGTCGTTTCTTTTATGCCGGGGGGCCTTCACACTTACATGATCTTGCCATCATAGGGCCCATTATAAGGCAATTGGGCATTGATTTCACTATCCAGGGATATAACCCATCAGTAGCGGATTGGAATCGAATAAAGGATGCATTCGGGCATAAAACTAAATTTATAATTAATCAGCCCATTGAATCTTATCTAAATACATATAATGCTGATGTAATGCTTATTCCATTGGAAAATAATGTATTCAATCAGCATAAGTCCAATCTCAAGATATTGGAGGCAGCAGCAACCGGCATGGCTGTGATTGCTTCCAGGATACAGCCTTATTATAATGAGGTTGACGAGCCTTATGTTCTCTATGCTTCTACGCCAGATGAATGGAAGTCACATATAAATTATTGCAGTCATAATCCTAATTTTGTCAAGGATCAGGCGGCAGCGCTGGGAGAACATTGCAAAGAACAATATGATCTGAATAAGATTAACAAATATCGTGAACAAGTTTATTATAGTATATTATGATCTATTACCGCACATTTTGGGATACTGGAAAAAATTTTGGCAAAGCGATCAACCGGGAAATGGAATTGATTCCGAATAGTGAGGATTGGGTATGCCTGCGCGACGGGGATACCTTATTTCTGACTGATTATTGGGGTAAACAGATTGAAGATATTATATTTCATAATGGCAATCATTTTGATATTATAGGGGGAATGCTTAGTCGCTGTAATGTGCCTGATCAATTGCTCGATTCAAAGATTAGTGAAAATTATAATTTAGTCTTTCATAGGGAAGTTGCCTTAATGCGGGAACAATTATATTATGATCAAATTAAGCCCACAAATGGACCTATTGCCGCTGCCTGTATGTTATTCCAAAAGAAGACATGGGAGGCTATAAAATTCCAGGAATATAGCGTACATTTTGATAGCTTATTTTGTGGGAATGTCAGGGCTGCTGGTGGTAGACTTGGAATAGCACAAGGACTTTACCTTGCACATTGCTATAGAATGAGTGTAAGGGATCCAGGATCACATTATAAACATTTGATATGATTGACATTTCATTACTTGAAGAAATCGTGACTAAGGCAATCCCTTTTGAGCAGGCCGATTGCAAACGCATTAAAGCAAAAAAGGAATGGCGCCGGGAACAACTGAAGGAACAAATATTGGCATGGCATAAGAAATGTAATCATGAAACTAATAAAGGATCAATCATGGATTTAATAAATTTAGTATGGGTTTATGGGAATAATGAACAAATTGGATTTCATAATAAATCGGACGCAGAAAGATATATATTTGAAAATCCAGAATGCTATATAAAATGAACCGCCAACAGCAGAATGCCCGCTTTCGCCAATTACAGCGCCAACAGGCGAAGTACGAAAAGATATGGCAACCACGTATAAAAGAGGCGCTCGATGCCTCATTTAAGCCTATATTGGCCTTTATAAAGGATAATACAATAGAGGCTACAATGGCTCTGGCACCAAGTCTGCTTAATGCTGACCAACTGAAAAAAGTATTGAATAATCTCTGGATCAGGACCGGCATTGCGCAGGCAAATGATGAATATGGATTCCTGATAAAGACCTATCCTGAAATATTGCAATCTAAAGCATTCGGATTCAATCAGTTGTGGAGAAATATTATTCAGGCATTCCTGGATCAATTTGGTGCAAGAAAAATCGCGCAAATGGCATCAACGGATCAGCAGATCATTAACCGACTGCTTCAGCAGGCATTGGATGCCGGATATGACACGATTGAGGCAGCTAAACTGATCGAAAGTTCTCTGGTTAATACTTATCGTTCCAGGCTCATTGCCCGCACTGAACTATTGGGCGCATCCTCAATGGGCGCATCTCTGGGAGCTAAAAAGACAGGTTTAGCAATGAATAAGACATGGCTTTCAGTGCGCAGGAATACTACCAGAAGATTACCGGGAGATCAATTTGATCATTGGAATATGGATGGTGTGTCCGTAGGGATAGATGAACTATTTTTGGTAGCTGGAAAAACCGGCGCTGAATTTATGGCTTATCCTGGCGATCAGGAACGCGGATCAGCAGGGGATATTTGCAATTGTTTGTGCAAAGTAATTCATGAAGCAACAAGGGATGTATCTGGAAGATTAATCAGGATTTAGTTTATCCAAACATTTGACAAATTAACCAATAACAAAATAATATCATTCCAGTTACTATACAGGCTCCCACAATCGATATAATACAATCCATTGCCCGGCATATCCAAAACCGGAATGCAGTCCCGGAACAGGACCAATTAATATAATTATCATACAGGTGTTGCATGTTCAAATATTTTTTCTTGTAATATCCAACCTTTATTACGAATAGTTTTTATTTCTAAAGAAGTGCCATTTAGATATTGTCTCATTCTGTTAAAATAAACATCTATCACACGTTTTGCAAAAAAGAAATCTTTACTATATCGATCATTGATCGCATAAAGATATTCTGTAAGTTGCTTGTAATAAACGATTGTATCTTTTCGCTGAAAAAGGAAACACAATAATTGATAAGGGCGTTCAGGGAGTTTTATCTCCGTGCCATCTGCTTTTATGATTTTGAGGTAGGATAATACCACATTGCCCGCTTTATATGAAATCGCTTTATGTTTAACTGAAAAACTATATCTATGAATGAATACCATAATCCTTAAATAGAGTTCTTCTTCATTCATGGGCAATGTGCCGCAAAAATCTATGCCGGCTCCGTATAGGTCTAAAATAGCCTTTTCTGTATACCCATTCGATAATGAAATGATTGGCGTATCATTATTGATTCTGAATTTCCTTATAATCTCTGTTGTTGGATCGGAGAATTTTGCAGAATGAAAAATTATGATGTTTGCTATATCGGCATTATCTGTCACATTCATTTCCTTTTCCGAAAAAAAATGTGTCAAATGTCGCTTATAATATTCATCCTGTGTCTTTATGCAGATCGAATAAATTAGAGGGGTTTTCATTTTTCATCAGTTTTAAATGGTTCTGGGATGGGCATCCAATGCGTAGGGACGCTTATTTGTCCTTCTAGGCATAAAAATTCTATTTCTTCATTGCTATCATAGCCATTAAATGAAGAAATGTAAACTGATTCTCCTTCATTGCATAAAACATATTTTCCTATTTCTGGCAATTGTTCTTTCACGCTTATCCATTCTTGTTGTTCTAATGCCCATCTTGCGCCACTACGAAAATCAAAACTTGAATTTAATTTGTTTAAATCATCGATACTTAAAACATTGGCATATATTTCAGATGCATTCCATATTTGTCCTTCAGTTATCATGTCTGTTCGTTTTAATTATTTTGTTGTATATGAGAAGATGTATCTCCACGCTGCTCCTCAATATCCATATTCTTTTTTGCTAACTGGATTAATTCATCAAATGTCATGAATAATTGACCGCTTATATCATGCATAACGGAGATCATGTTAATGGTATCAGTAAGTACTTGTTTATGTTTTTTCTTATCCCCTTTAAAATCTTCATTTAATTTAGCCCGTAATCTTATTGCGCCTTTTTCATTATCAATTTTTGCACATGAATAGGAGGTTGCTATATGGAAAAAGAATTCCCCGTGCCCGGGCTGATGTAATATTACACTACCCGCAACATCGTTATCTATCAGAAGCTTTTTAATCGCTTCCATTACTTTTTTTAATTTAGGATTGTATTGCATTATTTCTGTTCGTTTTTAACTTGTTCAATGGCTTGTAGGATGATTTCTTTATTATAACTGTCTTTAAGATATATATAAATAGCATTCCCAATATCCTCAAAATCTTCAATAAATCCATAGAAAGCTATAATTGGAGCGCAATAAGCCCTCACTTCCCGATAGCACATGAGTGCGGTAAGTTGTTCGGTGGCTATTGAAGGGATAATTTGTTCAATAGGGCTAAAAGAAAAAAGACCTCTACTTTTATATAATATTTTATATATTTTATCCTTCATTGTTTATGTATTTTTCGGTGAGTTGATAATCTGTTTCATAAGCTTTATTATAAAATATATTCGATACTGCCTTTATTATGCCTTTTGTTATTAATGAATAGAATGTGTGAGTATTAATCTTCTGAAGAATACCTCTTTTATCCCTCATAAAACAGCCACCATGAATTGTCCATCCTTCTTTCATCTTATCCACGACATCCTGTTGTGATTTTGATAGCTTCATTTCTTTTGGGTTTAAGTATAAAAGCTGTTTTCTTACCACGTACTTTACTTATTGAAAATCCATTGCTAAACCTTAGTATATAAATAGTACCTGTATTTCTCACTAACCATAAATTAAAGATATATTGGTGATGCCGATCCCTCCAGGTATTCGTCATAATTGCCAATTTTCAGGTTCAGGTTCAGGTTCTGGATTATCTGGATTATGTCCTTTCCCGGACATTCTGTCGCCGGGTTGTACAACGACTATTTCCGGATCACTGTCGGGTATTAAGCCTTCCTGTTCTAAATATCTATCAACAACGGCCCCATCGCTTTCTACTTCATATAGTACCTTTTGTACGGCATCTGCTATATATTTAACTGTTATATGTGCATAATGCTTTGTGGCTTCTATTTCAGCTTGTCCATTTGGAGATTGCTTTATATCATTCCAGTATTGGGGTATGTATCGGCACCTGACCATCTCTTCAGCAAGTATCCGTACACGTTCATTGTAGTTCATATTATCTATTTTTATAAAAGTAAGATTCTGGCACTATATTGATATCCATCTTAATATAATATCTATTTTCATTCATCCAAATTTCATGTTTTTTGTTTTCGCATTTATAATAAAGACTGGATAAAACATGCAATACTATATCTCCCTTTTTAATGTTCAATTGTTTCATAATTCAAATTTTAGATTTTCTAATTTATTCAGTTGTGTTTTGAAAAATTCAATTTTGAGTAATCTCATTTGTTCTGCTCTTTCGATAGCTTTTTCTTTGGTTATATGCCAATCTGGTTTATAATATCTTTTCTTATAAAAATGATTAGATATTAAACATACAATATCTTCAATTTGACCATCCATTTTTTGAATGCCCTTGCTTAATGCATATTGGGTAATATAAACTTCCATAATTTTATCATTTATATTAAAAATTCCCTTCATTATTTTCGTCTAAAGTAAAAACTGCCATCGGCGGAAGTGCATTTGAAAGTGTCTTAATATAAATTGGTTCACCTCTATTGATAGCTTCAATGTCTTCTTTATTTGGTTGCCATGCTGTCATATAATAAGGATAACTTTCTGAATCAATTCCGGCATACAATCCACGGGGTAATTGGGCTATACCATTAGATTTGAATATTTTATAAAGTAATCCAAATCCATGCTTAGCCCAAATACTTGTACATTGTTCATCCGTCATGTCATCAGGTTTTTTAATTTCTTTAGCCCCTTCAAAGTTTATTGGATGCATAATTCTTATTGTTTCCACAAATGTAGATAATTAATTTTTAATTATCCAAATAAATATTATCTTTGCTGAAATTTATACTTTATGAATACATCAGGAATTATTTCTTTGACCGGTTTCTCTTTATTATGTTTGACCGGAATTATTGTTCTTTCTATGTGGGGATGTCCAAAATATAGGGTCTATTCACAACGCATGGAAGGAGAAGCATTATTAGCACATGCACAGGCTTCAAAAGAGGTTGCAGTTGCTGAAGCCAGGGCTAAAATGGAAAGTGCCGCTATGTTGGCACAAGCTGATACAATTCGGGCACATGGTGTTGCAAGATCAAATGAAATCATTGGCGCATCATTAAAGAATAATGAAGCATATTTACATTGGTTATGGATAGATAACATAGAAAAAAATCCGCAAGCAGTAATATATGTTCCAACAGAGGCTAATCTTCCTATACTTGAAGCAGGCAGACGGCCAAATACAAAAAGTGATAGCGTTAAAATAAAATAGAATGACAAAAGAAATAAAACGGCGTCCTGGCAGGCCAAAAGGAGATTCGGATAAGGTAGTGGTATATATCAATATAGATAAGGATTTGGCCGAAGCAACAAAAAATATAAATAGATCAGAATTTATTAATACATGGCTACGTAAATGGAAGAATAAAGTCATCTTAAAACAGCAATCATGATATATGCAATATACACAAGCCATGGTCATATGCATCCTGAAGAATGCGAAGACCAGGAACAAGCTAAAAGTTATTTAGATTCGGGAGAGGATATGGGCGCTATGTATGCCATCTGCATATTAAATGATGGAAAAATAGAAATATTTCATCCTGAAACAATTGACTTAAAAGAATGCAGGACTATTTTGAAATCATTAAAATTAAAATATCATGAATAACCTCACTGATGATCAATATAAGGAATTTGTTCTGTTTTATAGAACCGAACATGAAAAAGAAACAAATGGCAATTGGTTTGAAGACGAGCCAATAAATGATAGAAACGATTATTATGAAGATCATTGGGAAGATGCCGCAGAATTAGCATATAAATTTCATGAATACTTAAAACAAAAAGGATTATGAAACATATCTTATTCTTTTCGGGTTGTGCTATCTTTTTAGCCTCGCTAGTGGCCTATCATTCAGATAGGCAGCAATTATCCATACATCTGCTTGGAAGCGCTATAATAGTCTTATTAATGCTTATTGTTTTACAAATAGAAGAAAAAAGGAAATAAAATGACAAATAAAAAACGCGGTAGACCGGCACGCATAAAAGGTGCTGATCTCAAACAGGCTGGCTTCAAATACAAACTTGAACATCTTACACCTGAAGAAAAAGAAGAGCGCCAGAATGGGCGGAAAATGATGAAAGACGGTAAAATGATCACAATGGAATCAACAGATTATGATTATTTCTTCAAGAATATGGATAATGTGGAAATTCGGCTTTATTATGTAAATAAGGATTTCTTTTATAAGAACGTTCGTTTAACATCCCTGGATCAATTACCGCTCATTGAAAAGGATGCATTGGCAAATGCTCATTATGCAGAATTGGATAAACAAGTTCAGGATACGAGGCCGGTTGCGGTTCTTATGATTAAAAATAATCAAGGTTCTAAACAAGTGTCATGCTATAATGAGGATGAAATAATATTGATCGGGGGTCCATTACATGAGAAAATAGTAAATTATTCTACAAAGTTCCCTTTCTATATGGAACAATTTGAAGTAACACATCCTGGGACTAATCCGCCAGCGAAATCATATTTGGCGGCACGGTACAAAAGGAATAAGGAGAATCCTAATATTTATAATTATGATCCCAGCATTTGATATTGTGCTTCAAGAAGTCAAAACAATTGAACAAGCAGCCTGGATAAGGATCAATCCAAGGATTTTACGCAATATTGAAAAATCATGTTTTTATAAACATAAAGCAATGGTGAGCAGATTAAGAAAAGATTATTTCTTCAAGAATTATAAAAAAAGATAATGAATAGAGTAAAATATATTCCCAGAGAAGGATTTATCATTTTTAATTCACAAAATGAAAGAATGCCTGATTTGATATATCAAAATGTATCAATAAATGATATGTGGAAGGAAAACGAACAGTCTAAAACTGATGTAAGAACACAATATATAAAAGAAAATACAGCATTGTATGGGCATGAAAAAGCATGGGATATGTGGATTAATTTGAAAGACTCAATTGCACTTAAACATGTTGTAAAAGTTACAATTGAAATGGAATGCATTTTTGAACCATAAATAAAAACCCGCCCTAAAAAGAGCGGGTCAATTTTTTGACTTAACCTATGAAAACTTTATTCCATACAAATCTACATAATTTTTTGTATATTAAATAATTAGTTATATTTGTGTAACCTGTGTATGCTTTATTCGCAAATTGCGGATAAATGGAGCTTTTCAAGAAAAAAACAAATATTTCTAAAGAATTTAGTGTTAAGGACATCGACACAAGCGGTCGTGTCCTTTCTATTTACTGGTCCTCATTTGATAATAAAGATAGGGATGGGGATGTTATTGTAAAAGGAGCATTTTCTAAAACTATTCGTGAACAAGGACCGCAGGGCTTGGGTGAACAATGGTTTATTAAATTCCATAACCCAGATATGCCGTTGGCAACTCCATTTGAGCTAACGGAAGATAATTACGGCCTCTTGGCCCGTATAAAAATGCCCAATACCGATCCTGCTAATGAAACCTTAACCCTTTATCAGGATGGGCATTATAAACATCAATCTATTGGTTTCCAGACAATAAGACAACAAAAAAGAGATAATTACAACGAAATATCTGAAATAAAATTATATGAAGGCTCTGTAGTATTATGGGCCGCGAATCCATCTGCAAAATTTGTAGATATTAAGTCTATTATATCTCCCAAAGAAATTAGTGAAGAACTTGAATTAACTATTAAGGGATTACGTAATGGAAAATATAAAGATGAAACATTTGCGCTCTTAGAAATTAAGATGCGCCAACTTATACAGGCTGCTGCTGATATAGCAAGTAACACTCCTGCCGCTGATCAAGCACCGGAGCCGTCAACGGATGTCAAGCAAGATGATGCCATAATTGAAACAAAATTGGACAACATCTTAAAATTATTCATCAAATGAGTGAAATAAAATTAGATACTATCGAAAAAAGTATCAAAGAATATCAGGATGCCACGCAGGCGGGCCTGAAAGCAACCAAGGAAGATTTTGAACTGCTGAAAAAAGCTACAGATGCCTGGGAGGCTAAATTTAAGGCACAGGAAGACTTGGCGGTAACTCTGGATGGAAAGATCAAAACTGTCAATGAATATGCTGAAAATCTGGAAAAACAATTGAAGGCCAAGCAATTAACGCCTGAACAACAGTTTCAGTTCATTGATCTGCTGGGTAAGGCTGTAGAGGAAAATTGGGCAGAAATTGAAAAGTTCAAGAAAGCAAGCAAAGGCCGCGTTTTCCGCTTTGAAGTGAAGGCTCCGGCCGACATGGGCATTACCACCAATGTAACCGGCGCTGGTGCATATTTTACCACGGTACAGATTGGCATCCGTGCCCTGCCTAATCGTAAGGTACATATGCGGCAGATCATACCGCTTGGTACCATGTCTTCCAGCTCTGTTACTTATATGAGGGAAGTTCCCAGCGGTGAAGGCAATTTAACTCCGGTACTAGAAAATGGCACTAAACCGCAATTTGATATTGATTTCCAGGAAGTAACAGTACCGGCAGAATATATTGCCGGTTGGTTACGAGTTTCTCGTAAGATGTTAGATGATATGGCCGCATTCCGGTCATTTCTTCAAATGCGCCTTATGGAAATGTATCTGAAAGCAGAGGATAATCAGATTCTAAATGGAACTGGTGTTTCTCCCCAATTGCAAGGTTTACTCGTTGTTGCTGTTCCTGCGGTTGCAACTACCGGCCCGAATGTTGAACGTCTGGTTCATGCCATTGCTCAGCTGGAAACAACCGATTATACTGCTACCGGTATCGTTCTTCACCCTGCCGCATATTATGAAATCGCTCTTAATAAGGCTACAGGTTCCGGAGAATATGATCTGCCTAATCCGCTGATCGTGATCCAAAATGGTCAGTTATATGTTGCCGGTGTGCCGGTATACAAAACAACTGCTATTGGTCTTAGCACTTATTTGGTTGGTGATTTCGATATGGGTTGTCAGTTGTTTATCCGTGAACAGCCGATTGTCGAATTTTTCGATCAGGACGCGAACAATGTGACCACCAATAAGATTACCGTACGTATTGAAGGACGGGTTGCATTGGCTATTTACAGAGCCGCTGCATTCGTTCAGGGTACGTTCACAGGTATACCTGCATTCCCAACAACCTAAGATAAACCTAAGGGGGCGGTAAATGCGCCGTCCCTTTATTTTATATGAAGGAAAAGAAATATATAAAATATCAGCCTAAAAAGCAATACAATGGCATTCCATCCACCAATATGCACACCAATACTCAGCAACACTGTTGTGGATGTGACAATTGCGGATGTGGGTATATTGCCGGAGCCTATAGACCTTACAACCGCGAAAAAGTGGTTGAAAATGGAATCCATAAACGATGACGATGATCTTATAACTGATTTGATCGTTCAGGCGCGTTCATGGCTGGAACAATATACTGGAATGCTTCTTATCCAGCGGCAAGTAGTTGCACAATTGGAAATTAAAAACCGGCTTGAATTTCCATGTGGACCGGTAGAACTTGCCGGATTGGTAATAAGCCAAAATGGGCAAACGGTACCGGCTCCAAAATTAACCGGCCTGGATGGTGGATTCATGGGTCTTATTGGATATGGAATATATGATGTTGAATACATGGGTGGTTATACTATTGTACCAAGTTCTTTGATATTGGCATTGAAGCAATATATTTCTTATGCTTATGAGCATAGAGGTGATGGCCTGGAAGAAAGCACTAAGGAATATGCCTATGAGGCGAAACGAACAGCATTTCCTTACCGGCATAATATTGGGTTCTGATGATTGGAGCAATGCGGGATATAGTAGTATTTAAAGAGCCTATAGATACGCCCGTGCCTGGTGGCGGTGCTGAAAGCACTTATATTGAATCATTCAGGGATTGGACGAAAATAGAGCCGCTGACGAGCGATAGAAGGCTTACAGATAATCAGATTCAGTTGCAGGATGGGTTCAGATTTAATATTAGATTCCGCAGTAACCCGCAACCAAATAAAAAAATGCTGGTTGAATATCAGGGGCATGATTATACTATAAATAGTATCATTGAACGAAATGAACGCAAAAGATTTTGGCAAATAACGGCTGTGACCAACAATGATCCAGCAATTGCATATACTACATAATGGCAGGAGGCATACAAATAATAGGTCTTGAAAATCTGATCAATAAGATCGGCAGGATAGAATTTGCCTTGCGTGAAGAGGTAGGCGCTGAAATCTCTGCTGGGGCTTATGAAATGAATGCTGAAGCCGCAAGGAATATAAAAAGGAATGATAGTATTGGATTTTCAGGCGGCTTATTCCGGGATCAGCAAGTAGTAAAAGAGGATGACAATACCTATTTGGTGATCAACTTTGCACCATATGCCGCTTTCGTGGAGTTCGGGACTGGCGCCCGGGCAAATCCTCCGGGAGAATGGGCCGAATATGCTCTTACTTTTAAGGGAAAGGGGATTCCTGGGGGTGGTAATGATTTCTTCCAAAGAATATATCTCTGGGTAAAGGCAAAAGGGATGACCGGAAGATATAGCACAAAAACGAGGCGGAGATTGGGAAAAAGAAGCCAACAGGAACAAGAAGATAGATCATTGGCTTATCTTATCATGAGGACTATCTTAAAATATGGAGCACATTCACATCCTTTTCTTTACCCGGCATTCAAAACTATAGGGCCAAAAATTATTGATAATGTAAAAAAGGTGCTGGATAAAGCCATTAAATCATGAGGAATCCATCATATGATATAAGGATAGCAGCGGCCAATATACTTTCAGGAATAACCTGGAATAGTCAACTGGTTGAAATATTCGATGAACTCGCGGCAGATGAAGGTGGATTTCCACGGATTGTATTACTCGAAGTAACCGGAGGTGGTCCACGAGATAGCAAATGTGGGTTTGGTGGTGATTGGAATCAATTGATTAAAATAACAATGGCATGGCCTTCTACTTCCCGGGCAACAAAAAATGTCGTTGATCTGATTACAGATGAAATATTTCAACGTCTTGTACCGGGAGATAGTCAGATGAATATAGGCCCTGATTTCAGCATATGGAAAATAGAAGGGCTGGATTTAGGTAATCAAAATTATTCGGACGGCGCAAAAAATTACGTGGACAAAAATATTCGCATAACATATTCACTTACAGAATCTTAATACGATGGCAAACACAAAATATCTTGGTAATAAAGTTAATCTGGAATTGGATATTTCCCTTACCGCAACTCCGGATTGGCAAGTAGTAGCCTGTATAACACAATCTGATCTGGATGGCACCAGGGAAACTATTGATGCATCTACGAAGTGTGGTCCGGATCAATTAGCCGGTCAGCGTACAGATACTTCAAACTTTACCGGATTTTTCATTATTGATCCAACGGTTGATCAAGTGTCAATGAATACATTGGCGGCTATTTACGACAGCGGAGATGTGCGTCATTGGCGGTTGATCGATGAAGACGGCGGAGCAACCTATTACCGTGAATTTAACGGTTCTATGACCGCTTATAATGAAAGTAGCAATATCAATGAGCCGGTAACTTTTACGGCTACGCTTGGTATCAGCGGTGATATTATAAGAACATTGCCGACAACTTAATTTATATTTATATATGAAGAATGTTAACATAGCAGGATTTGAATTACGATTTGATTGGGGAACTCAAAAATTAATGGGGCTGGCTGTAGGGAAAGACCCAGTAAATCCTCTGGAAGGAATAGAAAAAACAGAAGATCAGGCAGCACTTATTTTATACGGTGGTCTTGCCAGGATAGAACATAAAGCGGAAAAATCCATTACCAAAAGTTTGCCGGAATGTTATAAGTTTTTGGATGATCTTACACTAGGAGAAATAACAAAGCTGGTAAATGCATATGTTGATTCTTTAAGAGTGGATATAGGAGATCAGCCGGTAGAAAGTAATGTAAGTGAAGAAAAAAAAAGCTGACCTTTCGTGAAATAGAACAATTCGCATATGGTGAATTAGGGTTACGGCCCTGGGAGTTCCTGGCAATGTCGTTAGACGAACATCACCAATACTGCCAGGGCTATTTTATGAAAGAACAACGCAAGCAAGTACCAGCAAGAAGAATATATCAATTATTATGGAATGCAAATTCAAAACATCCAATCAGAGGGACTGCATCATTGGCAAATCATTGGCCATTGCCGTTAGTTGATGGGATATTAGATATTGAAATTTCAGTGGAAGATATGGAGGATCGCTGGAAGGAAACAGTAAAGAAAAAGGCTGATCGAGATAAATTAGCAGAAAAACGTAAAGTTCATGGCGGGTAATCAGGAAGAATTAAAAGTTGTCATAACAAGCCAGGTCGATGATGGTGTTAAAGGACTTATTGCATTCGATAAGGCTGCTGAAGACCTCGTTAAAATAACTAAACAACTTACTTCACAATTTACCAGTTTAAGTTCATCTATACCCAAATTTGATACTGCTGTTAAATCTGGTGCTACTTCAACTAAAAATCTAAGCACAAATCTTAATAATGTAAGCAAAAGCGGTACAAATACTTTTCAGGTATTTAATGGACTTAATAATACTATAAGAGATTTACCATTCGGATTTATTGCGATACAAAATAACTTAACTCAAATTTCTGATGGATTATTAGGAACTGCTACCGCTGGATTGGCAGTTGGTTTTGGTCTTTCAATTGCTGTGACGGCTATTACTACTGCTGTACAAAAATATGGTTCATTAGGGAATGCGCTTAATCAAATATTGGGTCTTGAAACGGCAGCTGAAAAACAACAAAGAACCTATAACACTGTAATAGACGAGGCATCAAAAAATGTATCTACACAAGTTGCACAGCTGGAATTATTACGGTCAAAATTAATTGATCTTAGTTTACCGCAAGCGGATCGTGCTAAAGCGCTTGTTGAATATAATAAAATAGCTGATGATAATAATAAAATAGCAAAGCAGGATATAAATAATATTTCCCGAATTAATCAGCTAATTACTGAACAAATAAGATTATTTGGTGAACGGGCTATTGCTGCTGCTGCCGAAAAGGAATTAAGTAAAGAAGCAGAAAAGTTTTTTGCTGTTCAACGTAAGACAGCACCTATATTAAATCAAACTTCTCAATTTTTAATTGATCAGGCTGACGCAGCAGCTGATGCAGTAAAAGGGATAAAAAATCTAAGGCTGGCTACTGAAGAAGAAGCGGCTTCCGATACAGGATTACAAAAGAATATAACCAATCAGCTAAAACAATTAGCTAATATACAGAATACACAAGCCTATAAAGATGCACAAAAAGAACTTCAACAGGCTACTAGAACTTTCAATAATGCATTGGGTGAAATTGAACCCTTTATAAGTATTGAAGGTTTAACGGATAAAGTTACTAAGCCGGTTAAAAATATAAAAACTATATCTGATATTCTAAAAGAGCTTCAAAAAGATTTGATTGCATTAGATGCAGCATTTGCAGCTACCGGAGGATCATTAAGAGATTTATCAGAAGATAAGATAAGAACGCTTGCCGGAGCTTTAAAAGAATTATCTACAGTTGGTGTATTACCTGGATCGGAACTTTTTAAACAATTACAACAACAAATTTCTGTCCTTCAATCTACGCTGTTAAGAACACCAGTAAATTTTAAGATTCCTATTACGATAGAGGCATTAGCTAATAATACAAGTAATGCACAAACTATTGCAAAGGTAATGGCTGGCGTAAAAGATAGCTTCAGAGCGCAATTAGACCCTTTTACTAATGAAGTAAATGAAATCATAAGATCAGCAACACAAAGCGGTATTTCAAGCCTTGCAGAAGGAATAGGATCGGCATTAATAAGTGGCAATATAAACGATGTGGTAAGTGGATTTGTAAATGCTATATCTGGATTTTTAACCAATTTAGGGAAATTATTAATTGTTCAGGGTGTGGCATTGCAAGCATTTACTGTATCATTAAAATCATTAAATGGTATAACGGCTATTATAGCTGGCGGAGCGCTTATAGCAGCAGCAGCAGCATTTAAAGCGCTTGCCGGAGGTGGGGTACCAAAATTTGCTACTGGTGGTACAGTATTCGGGCCTACACTGGCAATGATCGGGGATAATCCAGGTAGAGAAGAACATATCGTTCCTTCTGAAGTATTAGACAGAATGCAAGGCGGCTGGGGTATGCCGGATCGTATTGAATTTTTTCTTAGTGGTACAAATGCAGTTCGTGTGTTGACAAGAGGACAACAATCAATTAATAGAGTGAATGGATAATGGCAACATATTTCAATAAATATTATTTTGAATTTCAGGATAATCATGTAACAAGTCCGGTTACATGGCGGATGGATATTATGGATAGTGAGGGGTCTGTGCCCACTGATCCATTTCTATTGACTATGAGCGCAACACCATTGCTGACAGAAAGAATTGATACAAATGATTCAAAAGATACTTATATAATTGGAAGACAAATTACTATCTCTTATGAATATGACGGTAATCCAAATATTCCTTTACCTATTGAGTTTTTTGAAGCAACAGAACGTAGATTCAGAGTTGAAGTAAGAAGGAATGGTTCTATTGATGGTGTATATTTTATTAAGCCTGATTTCTGCGAGTATGCGGATCAATATCCACCATTTACTATTCAGCTGAAAGCGGTTGATGGATTTAGTTATGCCAAAGGAATATTATTTAATCCTTTTGAAGATGATGGCTCATTACATTATGAAATAATAGACTTATATGAAACAATAATGACACGTTCATTATTGCTTATTGCTGATCCAGGAACGATAATAAATGTTGTTAATACACTTTTTCCTGAAAATATTGGTCCTACTATAAGGACATTATTTAGATTATTTATACATACCGATATTTTTTATGATTTCGTAAAGGGGGCAGTATCGGTCCATGATGTTTTGACTGCATTTTGCAAAGCATTTTATGCCCGTTGTTATATGGCACAGGGACAGATTTGGTTTATCAGAACCCAAGATTTAACTAATAATTCTTTAACCGGAGATCAGTATATAGATGATACAGTAGTTAATGATCTGGACATAACAAACTTTGTCCTTACTGGCGGTCCTGATCCATCTTCTTTTGATGTAATGCCGGTAGATGAAATTGCAAATATCAGAATGATACCAGCAATTAAAAAGGCGGAATTTGAAGTACAATATAAAAGTATTAATCAACTTAATAATTTTGATTGGCGTTTATGGGATGGAACAAATTTTGATAATTGGCAGAGAATAGAACAATCGGGAAATCCGTTGATTTTAAATAGAACTGGTTCAGGAACTATTGATGATCCATATAAAGCAAGCATAGGATATAATTTACCACAAGCAAGTCAAGTATTACAACAAACGATTGGACCTAATTCTATCTTCGCTGGTGATCGTGTTGAAATATCATTTAAATATAGATTTACAAATTGCACACAATTTTATATTCTTGTAAGAGCTGGCGATAATACAGAATTTTATGTAACATTAGATGAATCTGGCATATGGGATTATACATTCGGCATATCTGCTGGCAGATTTTATATCAATAGAACCGGTAAAAAAAGAGAAGGAACATTAACTATACAATCAATACCTATTCCACAAAAAATAACAGGGAATATTGATTTTCCTGCCAATGCAGATTTACGATTTTCAATTTCTATTCCGCAAAATTCAAATACTGATGATAATATCTCTGATCCTCCTCTTATAGAAATTTATGCGGTAAAAGTTGGAATTATCCAACCAGAAGATAAAGGAAGACATATTGTTATAACCAATCAGGCAGATTTCACACAAATAAAGGAGACTGAAGATTTTTCATTCATTGATACCGGAGAAGACGGATTAAGTAATACCATATTTGTATTAGATGGATCGAATTTTGTGCCTGCTGAAAATTGGGATAATGATAAATCCGGAGTAAATTCGGCAGATATTGAGCGGCATATGGCAAAAGCACATATTGATCAATATCCTCGTTCAATTGGGACTTGGGAAGGTTCATTATATTCAAATAATATGGAATTTTATAATGTCATTGAATTCGCACATTTGCCCGGAAAAAGATGGATGCAACTATCGGATAAATATAATAATCGGACATGTACGCATCAGGTATTACTTACTGAAGTCTTTGCCGAAGGAAATTCAAATATTGATTATTTGGAATATGATATAGAGGATACCACGAATTAAATAGTTATATTTGTAATATGGCCATCAAAGGAAAGGATTTTGTTTTTTCAGTGATGCGGGATGGTTCGCCAGTGCCGGTATGCTATGCCACTGACTGCACTATTGATCAGACCTTTGAAAGTCGCGAAATAACGGCGCCAGTAGGACCAGCAAGAGATTATATAGGAGGTTTCCAGGGATATACTGTGAATGTACCCGGGGCTATTGTATGGGCTGCTGATGTGAATTTTATTCAGCTGGAAGTGCTGGCAAAGAATAGGACAAAGTTTCTCTGGCAGGCATCTGATTCAACAAATGGTGGCGTAGTGCATTCTGGAACCATTTTGATAACAAATTTGAGCCTTACCAGCCAATTCCGGGATGCTATGCGGTTTGATATGACGGCGGTTGGATGTGGACCAAAAGAAACAGTATTATTACCGATTGCAAAAACGGTTTATCTGGCTGATTTTTTTGGTATAAGACTTCCGGGATGTCCAAACCCTTATCCAGTTGCTCTGTATTGGTATGATGAAACGTTTATTGGGATTGCCAATAATGCAGATGACGTTGTACAATTATTTAATGATTATCCAGGAAATGAATTTTATTTGCTCACTGGATATACAACCGGTTGTGATTTTAATATACTGATAGATTGGAACGCCATATTTATACCTGATTTCATAATTGCACAGGCAGCGCCAGAGCTGGCAATGTGGACCGGATCAGATGACGAAGCAATAAGCAATGACCAAGTAAATGATAATGCAATAAGTCCAGGATATGCCTAAACCAAATGTAGATATTGTAACGCTGGTTGCAACCCAGGAACTTTCCACCGCTGTAGGACCAGATAAAACATGGTATATTGGCATGGGTAATTCGACAGTGGGAAATAAGATTACCAATAAAGGAACCATTGAAACAATAGGTACTATTATTTCAGAACAGATAGGATCGGCTAGTGACGTACCGGATCGGGCTTATCATGTGAGCGCACTGCCTCCTGGTGTAACTATAACAAATGACGGGACCGGCTTTCCGCGTATACTCAATGATCCATATCTAGATGGGAAAGATTTTTCATTATTCCGTCGGGGTACTGAATATATGGAAAAGGGGCCGCAATGGCAGAATGATGTTGCTGGAGGTGGAATTAGACTTACCGGCGTGGGGGATCAGTTCGAAAGCGGGCAGGATTATTTTTTGATCTTCAAACCTGTCATAAGCAATGTAATCGTCACTCCGGATGCAATAGGGAAGTTTTCAGCGGGCGAAGCTATTATTACAGCAACTTCAGTGGCGAGTGCCGCAAATGACCGGAAAATCATCATTATTCAGGGATCAACAACCGCTGCGGTTACTTATACTTTGAGGGCGCCTTATCCGGAAAATGTGGTTTGTACTATAGAAACAGGCGGCGGAACGAATAAACAATCTATCATTCTTGCTCCG